CTTAAGAAAGCATCCTGCATCAAAGGCCAGCCGTATGGCTGTTTGGTAAATAAATTATTCATAGTCTCCTTATTTGATATAATTGACTTCGTGAAGTTAAGAAAATATTAAAATGCTTCTTCAATTTCTGTCGTTACATAAAATATTTTGTGTATATTTTTTTTAATCTTTCTATTTCTTTAATCGCTTGTTTTCCACTTATTATTGAACCATCCCAGTATTGTAAATATGACTCATCCTCTTGGCCGTGCCCACAACAAGCATTCATTATTTTTGGCAATTTTCCTAAGCATCCGTCATAATTTTGGCTTGTATTAGGTAATCCGCAATATCCGCATGGCCTATTATTGTTAACTGTTATTTCTTTTGTGTCGCTATAAACAAACTTACCGTCCAATTTTTCAATTTTGTGTCCACGTAAATAACCAAACATAATACTAAATTTTATATACAGTGACTTCTGTAACGCCCTTGATGATTAAATAATAACAATCCATTAATTTTTCATTTTATATTTTTTTTAATTATACACACTATTGTTTATGATTGATTTTTCAGCCTTTTTTGCTCTACTCTTCCTTCCCATCCATCATCTCCAAAAAAGTTCTCGTTTGTGGCTTCTTCCAATAATGCTTCTAAAAACGAAACATAGTTCAGAAAAGCATGTAAATCTTTTTGGGCAGCGTCTCCTGTCACCATTTTTCCACGAATAATATTAAGTTCAGATTCAGTTTTAAGTTTCAATTATTTTTCCTTGTTTGTGTGTGGTATTTGAAATAATATCATTAATAAAATTTACAAATTCTTCTGCTTCTTCTCTATCTTCTCCGATTTCAAGTCCATCGAAACCGTTTCCTTTTATAATGGGTCTCTCTTCTTCTGAGTAATGTTTTATTATAAAATTTTCCATAATTATCTTTTAATTAAGGATTATTGATTTAGGTCAATAATATATTAATTATAGGGCTTGACAGAATACTAATGTTATGAAAACACCGGAAAGTAAATAAAAACATTAATCATTCCGATGATTTAGGAGCAAAGTCTATCATATCTTTAAGTTTTGTTATTTTATCGGTAAGTTCTTCGATTTTTTCATCTCTCATCTCACAAGCTTTTGCTTTAGCGGCTGATAGTTTTTTATGCTGATGTTCAGGAGGACATACATCTGAAAAATGACTTGACTGAGTGGGGATGTACAGATTTCCAACGGAATCAAAATCTGTTTTAATGGCATCACATTCACGTATACCTTTTTCAGTAAGGGCATTTTTAGTGATATAGATTATGGTCATAATTGAATTATTAAAGATATATAAACGGTTTTTTTATTAAAAATAAAGAAAAATATAAACATAAACTAACAGCTTTTATTTATTTTTGCAATATAAAAATTATGAACACCAAAGAAAAACAAACAGAAGGTGTCTGTAGATGTTCTGCATGTCAGAAAGTTAAAATTAAATTTGGAAGAAGAGTACGAGACATATTACTTACCACTACCGAAACCGTAGATAAGCACGAATGGAATCCAGAAGAGAAGCTTCAAATAGAATATAGTTAGGAAAAAATCAATGTCAAACGAAACATTACTTTCAGTTGCAAGTTCAGCATCAGGAGTAACAGGAACTCCTACTCTAATGGAAGGGGCATCTGTTAGCGTTCAAATCCAGGCTACCAGTTATGGCGTGAATGGACAGGTTGTTTTAAAGGGAAGTGCAGATGGCACTACATTTATAACCTTAAAAGATGCTGCTGGGGCTACTGCTGCGTATTCTGCAAATACTATAGTTGTCATAGACCGGCTTGGGCAGGGATGGCAGATAAGGGCTGATTTAGTGATTTCTTCTGGAACAGCAACCGTGGTATCGGCAGTAATGAGTACAAATTAAGAATATGATAGTTTCAGTCGGAATCAATGATAATATAGTGAAAAATCCAGTGCGTTATCCTATAGCTGCTGCTGTTGATACTTTTGCACCAACAGACTTAGCGGGGTTATCATTATGGTTAGACGCAGATGATTTTAGTTCTATAATCTTCAATGGGCCAAAAGTTAGTCAGTGGACAGATAAATCGACAAATGCCAACCATGCAGTACAGATAACGTCTGCGCAGCAACCAATATATGTTAATAATGCTTTCAACGGCCATCATGCATTAAGATTTAACGGAGTAACTTCAAATTTATCTCTTTTTGATAGCGCCAGTATGAAGCTAGGAAATGATTTTTCAATGTTTTTTACATATTATCGTACGTCAAGTGGGGTAGGTGGTTATTTGATGCAAAAATCAACTAATACCGCTGCTGTCATTAGTTATGTAGGATTTTTAACATTACAACAACCAGGAATTGGGGACGTTGGGTTCATGGCTGTCCCAGATGATACTTATTTTTTAGCGACCATTTTAAGAAAAGATACACCTGATTCACTTTATTTTGGAATAAATGGAGCCAGCCAATCAGTACAAGGTTATGTTAACCGCACTTTAACTAACAATATTAATGGCTATTTTATAGGCAGCAATTCGCCGTCAACTAGTGCTTATTTCGGAGGAGATATAGCAAATATTATTATTTATAACAGAACGCTAACTCCAACAGAAAGAGCAACTGTTGAAAATTATTTAATAACTAAATACGGATTTTAATGATTTGCTTAGTTTTTGTAGATGAGGCCAAAGCTGACACTGCTAATGATAAAATATGGTCTAACATAATTGAGTATACAGTTGGGATTGGGAAATATGTCGTAGATGCAGAAGGTAATCTTTATAATAGTTTAGCCCAAATAGCAGGGATTCCACGTAATGATCTTCGATTGCCAGGATACCATGATGGAGAAATAGTTAAAGAAGGAGAGACATTTGAATATGCGATTCCTAGAATAAAGTATGAAGGAACCGAATGGTATTTTATTAAGCCTAAAGATATTTTTATGGCCGATGTAGTTGATTATGTTGAAGAGGAATTTAATCACGATTGGTTGCCGCCTAGTTAAATTTTATGTATGGCATTTAAGAAAAGTAAAAAGCAGGCAGCAGCTACAGACTTAATGAAAACAAAACTCCATACATTATTATATGGAGGAAGTAGATCAGGCAAAACCTTTATATTTTTCAGAAATCTAGTAATAAGGGCATTACAGAAAAAATCAGACCATGCAATTTTAAGACGACATTTTACAGATGTTCATAAATCGGTTTGGGAAAAAACTTACCCAGATGTTATAAATATTTGTTTTCCTCAATTAAAACCAAAACTGAAAGAAAATAAATCACTTTGGTTTATAGAATTTCCAAATAAGAGTCGCATCTGGATTGGCGGGTTAGACACTAATGATGATTATGATAAAATATTAGGTAACGAATACAGCACTATTTATTATAATGAGTGTTCAGAAATGTCATATAGCGGCGTAGTAAAAGCTCGCACAAGACTAGCTGAAAACTCTGGATTATCATTACGTTTTTGGTATGACTGTAATCCACCTAAAAAAAATCATTGGATATATAAAGAGTTTGTAAAAAATATCAATCCGCACACAGGGAAACAGCTTAAAAATCCATCTAAGTATGGATATATGTTGATAAACCCTGATGACAACCCTAATTTACCTGAAGGTTATATTGAAGATATTTTAGAAGATTTGCCTTACAGGGAAAGACGACGTTTTTTGCTCGGATTGTTTCAGACCGAAGTCGATGGTGCCTTATGGAATGAAGATATGATTGCCAAGGCAAATAATATTACTCAAAAAGAAGTCGATATTTTTAAAAGAATATATACAGTAGTCGCACTTGACCCGACAACAAGTGATAGTAAGTTAGATAATGATGAATGTGGAGTAATTGTACTCAGTAAAGATACTAAAAGTCTAGGCCGAAATGGTAACGTTTTAATTGAAGCTGATTTAAGTGGTCATTACACAACCACTGAGTGGGCTAAAAAGGCAGCATCTGCGTACAAAAAATATAATGCTAACGTCATAATAGCTGAGGGAAACCAAGGCGGCGAATTAGTCAAGAATGTAATTCACAAAGAAGACCCATTAATAAAAGTGATTATAGTTCACGCCAGACAGGGAAAATATGCAAGGGCAGAGCCTACTACAGTATCGTATGAACAACAGAAAGTAAAGCATGTTCCAGGATTAGAAAGATTAGAAGACCAATTAACTGAATATACACCTGCTGATTGTAAGGAATCTCCTGGAAGATTAGATTCATTAGTGTGGGGGTTATCTCATTTGTATGGTGTAAGGAAAGGACAAGGCGGCGGACGAATCAGGACATTATAATAAGTCATATGGCAGCCCAAAAAAATCAGAAAACATCTACATACCGTAAAATTTTAAATAAAATTACAGGGAAAAATGTAGGTGCCGACAATTTGGAAAAAAAAGAAGTACAACTTCCACCATCTATGCTGAGGAGTAGCTTTTATAATTATCTGTTAGGGAACGGCGATAATGATTTAGCTGCTTATTTAGCGACAGCACTGTATAACACAACGGCTCCTTTGACTACGGCTATTGATTTAATAGCTCAAGCTTTTGGCTCTTTAAAATTACAGGTTAAAAACGCTAAAACTGGTAAAATTATAGATAGTCATCCAGTTTTGGAATTATTAAATTATCCCAATCCGGTTGAAGGAAAGAATTTATTTTTAAGTGAATTAGCATCATTTTATCTAATCACAGGAAATACTTATTTAAGAGCTACGGGGCGTGTAAGTAAACCACCATTAGAAGTTTTTAATACATACCCTCAAAGTGTATTAATTCAAGAAAACATCAAAGATGCTTATCCTGAAACTTACACAGTGCAAACTAGTAATTTTTCAGAAAATTACACACGCAAAGAAGTCGGTGGTAAATTTCGTTATTATGACTCAATTTTACGAGAATTATGGCAGATAAGACGGTTTAATGCCAAGACGGGATCGCTGTATGGGGCATCACCACTGAATGGTATTTTTGCAGAGATTGAACAGTACAACATGTCATCTATGCATAACATCAGTTTACTAAAACGTGGTGGGCGACCATCAGGAGTATTGTTGTTCAAAACTAACGAAGAAGGACAGGAAGGGTTGACCGACGACCAATACAAACGCATGAAGGAACAGTCTGAAAAATATTTATCAGGCGCTGAAAATGCAGGCAGGATATTATTAGCAGAAGGTATGGGTGTTGATTATCGTGATATGATGACCAATAACCGAGATATGGATTTTCTTGAGTTAAAAAAGAATGTTGAAGAAAAAATTTATAACAGACTTGGGATTCCGCTTCCTCTTGTAATGCCTGGGAGACAGACGTATTCGAATTTAGGAGAGGGTAGAACTCAATTATTCGACCAGGCAGTCCTTCCATTGGCTGATTTATTACTGAATGAGTTATCTAATTTTTTGATGCCTCGTTATCCTGGCACTAAGAATTTAAAACTTACTTATGATCTTGAAGCGATACCTGCGCTTAGAAGTAGACGGATAGATGAATTAAAGAAAACCGCATCTCTATATATCTATAGCGATAATGAATTAAGAACTATGGATGGGGCTGAATCTATCGGAGAAGAGGGAGATACGATATGGAAACCAATGACTTTAATTCCATCAGGGGTTGATTGGTATACAGGAGATTTAAGGAAACCACCTACAACAGAAGAAACTGATCGGCAAAAGTTTTTTAAGTTAATTCAAGATAAAACATCATTAACAGAAAAACAGCTTGAAGTAATGGTGGATAAGCATGAGTTGAATTAATAATTGCTATGGGTCTTAATCAAAGTGAACTAGAAAAAGAAAAACAAGTTGCCCATGAGTTAGCTGTAAAACTGCCAATTGAAGCTGTATTAGCTGTCCAGATGTTGCGATTATTCAGAGGAATGTCTCGTGATATAAAGGAAAAATATAATAAGACAGGAAGCTGGATTGACTCATCAGCATATAGAGAAGAAACACGAGATTTATTAAATAGATCATATAAGAAAGCGGCTGATAAATCTAAGAATATACTAAGAAATCAATTAAATGAAGCACAACCAACAGATTTAAACAGAGTCGTAGATGAACGAGTTGATGATTTTATAGACAAGAATGTTCTTCAAAGAACCGATATCCTAATAGAGACAACTGATAAAAACCTTAAAACGGCGATTAACAAGGTTATGGTTGGTGCTGCATTAGCAGGGGTTACACTTACTAGAAAAGAAACAGCTAAATTAGTTTCAGCCGAGATGCTTAAAAAAAATACTCCCAGGGCTGAAAATATTTCTGTAACTGAGGTTTTAAATGCAGTAGAAGGGACTAAACTTGCAGAAAAAGTAACCTTGGTTGATTTTGGAGTTATCCCAGGTGGGTCAAATGGAACATGGCG